CCAGAGCTAATCACTCTGATGCCGTTTAATCAACGAAGCAATTGCGCTTTAATTGTCTGCGCCACGAGTTATGTGGCGTATACTGTTGTTACGAAGAGAGAGGAATTGCGAGCACTCGCGTCCTCTCTGTGCGAGCTGAACTCCCGCAAGCCAGACATTGAGTCTGACTTGGCCCGGGATGCTTTCAGCTCGCTAGTCGTGGACCCACTAGTAGCTGTAGTGGGCCACACGCACGCCCAAGCCGCTGGCTTGAGAACCACCGCTACATCGTTTGTTATGAACATGGCCCAATATGTTGGAGTTTCTGTGTTCATTGTTGGAATGTCTCGTTCCGACCAACGAAAGAGCTACCGTGGTACTCGTCAGTGGTTCTGGTGCAAGGATGCTAATGCTGAGAATCGCAATGATGAGCCCCAAAAAGATGACATTCAGTACCTATGCGATGTCGACTATTATGTCGACATGCCCAATTTTCTCGCGAGAGAAGCCAAGCCTGTTGTCCTATACACTATGGTTCCCGAACATGCAGCCCAGACTGCAGTTGATAATACTTCCTACAGATTTATGCAGGACGGATCACTGCAAACGACGGTCGCTGGCGGTGGAATGTACCACCACCATTTGTGGAACTATGGAATGGACGCAGTTATGGTGACTAAGCGCTTCCTAGGGTTCCCATGGAAGTCTATTGCTTATTCAATTGAACGCAAGCAAGTTGGACCAAATCGCCAACTTGTCTTGCTCGCACCAATGAAGGAATTCATTGGCATAGGGTGTTGGCTGGCCATGTTTCTAATGGACACCGCATCGCTCAGACGCTTCGACCCAGTTATAAAAACTGAAGATGTACCGTTCATCAGGTTCAACATTACTGAACCGAATGGACAAACCATGGTCACCACCTCCATTGCTGGTACTTTCTCTAGTGCCACCGTGCAGGTGGAAGTTGATGAAGCAATTGCAAATGTCGCCAAGCTCGGGACCACAAATCTTATGATGCCAACCACTGCAAGTTGGGTCAAAGATGATAAGGCTGCTGCCGTCATTCTGACACGATTTCACCGTGCCACAGTACGACGAAGCCCTTTGTCCGTATTTCCTGTAAGCAAAGCAGTTAGAGCGTATCAATATGCTCCTGCCAAGTTTGATCAGGAAGCGAAACCAAAATTACAAGCATTCATGTCACCTCTAGTGCACGAAGCTTTCGCTCCAATAGCGAACAAGGCTGGTGAAGAGCAATGCGTTGAAGGAAGAATTAATTCCCTCCGCAAAGCCGAGCCAAAACCTTGCAGATTTCGTGACCGGTGCATAGATGAGTTCGTTCAACTCATTATGCAGGGCGAGGTCCTTGAACCTGTCTGTTACGAGGAAGTGGCTGCTCGACAGACAAGTGCTGCCCAGAAACTTTCATTAGCAAAAGCCGCCATCATGGGATGGTTTCGAGCCAAAGTTCTAAAATGCTTCATCAAAGCCGAAGCTTACGCGAAGATCGCTGATCCGCGTAATATATCGACTTACAATGATGGAGACAAATTAGACATGGCGCAATTTTCCCTAGCGTTGGCTGCCCATTGCAAGAAGTTTCCGTGGTATGGCCCTGGTAAGAATCCGCTAGAGATCGCAGAACGTATGGGAGAAATATGTCACGATGCTGAGTTTGTCAACATCTCTGACTATCACCGTATGGATGGAACGATCACTTACGCTCTACGCCAGGTTGATCGGGCGGTTTGCATGAAGGCCTTTGCAAACCACCGCACTAAATTGAATGAATTGCTCAAGACAAATGTCGACAATACCGGATATTTGCCCCAAGGAACGACGTTCAATCAAGGACCTTCACATGGATCAGGCTGCTCAGCCACAAGCCTTTTCCAAACGCTACGAGCGGCCTTCACAGCCTACCTTGCTTATAGAAACCAGCGCCACGCCTCCGGACGACACAACACACCGTCGGAAGCCTTCGCCTCGATCGGAATACACCTTGGTGACGACGGTGTTGATGCTAACCTCAGCATCGTCAGTCATCAATGGGCCGCCAATCGAGTCGGACTTGTGCTGGAAGCCTCTGTTGTACAAAGAGGGTTTCGAGGAGTCAATTTCTTGGCAC